CCTAATGATCGATGCCCCGAATGCGGAAAAAAGATACGAACAAGACGATGTCTTGTGTGTGATCTTGAGAAGGGGCTAGTGAAAGAGACGGCATACGAATGAAACTGTTTAAGCACCAAATTGAAGGGGTGGACTTCATGGCAGGGGTTCACGGGGGCGTTTTGCTTGCGGACGAACCCGGCTTAGGCAAAACTGCACAGGTAGCCACTCTCATCAAACAGCAGAACTTGCTTCCCGCTTTGGTTATTTGCCCGGCATCGGTCAAGGATAACTGGAAGCGGGAAATTAAAATGTGGACTGGATATGATGCCCAAATACTTTCGGGGAAGTCGCCGGAAGGGATGGATCAGCCACCACCCATTACCATCATCAACTACGACATCTTGGATGCCTGGAAGATGGTCTTGGCGGGAATACGCTGGGGATGCCTTGCCATCGACGAATGCCACATGTTAGCCGACAGAGCTTCTAAACGCACACGCGCGACCAAGCTAATATCTCGCCATGCGCTAAAGGTAATAGGTATCAGCGGGACTCCGGTATTGAATCGACCTGCTGATTTCTGGCCTATTTTGAACATCATTCGCCCTGATATGTTCAAATCGTTTCCGGAATATGCCTGGGCTTACTGCGATCCTCGCAAAACCCCGTGGGGATGGGAATACAAAGGCGCAAAGAATCTGGATCGTCTGCATCAGACTCTCCAGACGTTTATGATTCGCAGAAAGAAGGATGTCATGGACTTACCGGATAAAAGTCGAGTAATTGTACCGATGACTGTCGATGAGCCGGAAACCCTGCAATCTGCTGAGAATGATTTTATCGGGTGGCTCACCTCGAACAGCCGGTATGGAAACGTGACCTCGGCTAAAAAGGCCGAAGCGGTCACAAAACTCGGAGTCATCCTGCGTCTAACAAGCAGACTAAAATGCCGGTCGGTTGTGCGGTGGGCTAGGCAGTTTCTTGCGGACAACCCTAACGAAAAGCTGGTGCTGTTTGCGGTCCACAGGGACATGATCGATGTCCTAAAGCGCCGGGTACACCCAGAAGGGGTAGTAGTGATCGACGGGTCTGTGCCTACCTCAAAACGCCAAGCCATTGTAGATTCGTTCCAGAACGATCCCAAGGTGCGGTTGATGGTCGCTAACGTAAAGGCGGCAGGCGTAGGTATCACCCTGACAGCGGCCAGTACCATTGGGGTAGCCGAGCTTTGGTGGACTTCTGCGACGATGGCGCAGGCCGAAGACAGAATCCACAGGGTCACGCAAGACAAAGCTTGCACGATTCATTACTTGGTTGTCCCGGGCACAGTAGAACAGAAAATCTGTAATGCGGTCCAGACTAAACAACAGATCGCAGATGCAGTGATTGACGGTCATCGCGTGACTTCTATGCCCATTTTGGATTTGTTACTGTCTTCTTCTAAGGGTTTAATGAAAAATGTTAAAAAAACCGTATAAAAGCCTGACCGTAAATCGGCTTCCACGGGAACTTGTTGACGGGATCAAGTATCTAGCAATCGAACTTGACTGCAACATACCTGAACTGGTCGAAGTTCTGATTCGGGAGGGATTGAAGCAAAAGGATACCTTGTACGCTGATATCCACAGACTGCGGCAGGCCAGGATCAGAGAACAAAAAGAGCATCGCCAAGCCAAGAAAGAGTTGGCGGCTCTCCAGCAAAAACTTCACGGGGAGGTTATCCATGAGCCTGTTGCCGACTAGTAAAGGCGAAGACAAGGGAGATTCTCCTGCGGTCGCGTTGACGAAGCTGTACGCTAGAAACCTTAGCGTTTCGCAGATTCCCATTCCATGCTACGCGACAGACTTCAAAAAACTTCTCAAGAAGCATAGCTTCGACGAGATTAAAAGGGTCATTTTGTGGCTACAGCAACAGCCAGAGCATACGAAACTCAAGCCGTCTTCCTGGTTCGTGTATCGTTTTGACTGGTTGCGGTTTTCGTCAAAGAATGATCTGTCGGATTACCCTGTCGGGGATGTTTCTGCTATTTCTCGCAAGATCGGTTTTGAAGGCGGGAATTTTATTCCTAGCACCTACATCCAACATGCGCTAGATTCCTACGGGGTGTTCTTGGAATGGATGCGTACTCAACCGGACGGTAAGCCGATTTACGATTTCTTACCCCCGCCGAACGATTTTGTGGTTCGGTGGTTTGGTGTTTATGTGCCGAACTACAGCAACCAGTATCGCAAATTCACCACGGGCCATGAGGCGTTTCGGCAGTACCTCTACAAAATAGCACTCAAAGCTTCGAGTCGTCCAGTGGCAGACCGGCTTTTGAAGGCATACGAAGAGTACAGGCAGAAGAACGATGTTCTTTAGGGACGAACTGCGAAAACGCGGCATCAAGATCGCGGACGCGAGCGATCCGCATTACCGGGCTGGGTGGATCAATATGCCCTGCCCGTTTTGCGGTTCCGAGAAAAACCACCTCGGAGTCTCCGAGGATTTACGCAGGGCTAACTGCTACAAATGCGGCAGTAAGCATCCGGCTCAGGTGCTGTCTCGGGTTCTTAGGTGGACCCGGCAAGAAATAGACAAGTATCAAGCAGAGCGTTACGGCGATGCGGCTACTTGGAAACAGCCCGATATTCAGTTCGGTCAGTACACCCCTCCTAAAAATTTGATCGATTTATCTGCAAAAGATCGGCAGTATCTTCGTAGTAGAGGATGGGATGATGCGAAGATCGATCAGTCCATCGAACTTTATGGACTCCAAAGTATCGGGCCTTTTAGCGGGCTTCCTGCGGGCATCTTTATTCCGATATCAGACGCTAAAGGAACTCCTGTTTCTTGGACGGTGCGATTCCGTGAATCCGGACCCGATGGAAGGCGATACCATACAGCCAGCAACCTAGAGAAAGCGGATTCTGAAAAACATCTTCTGTTCGGGGAGAATTTGCTAATCAAGGCAGGATGCAATAGCATCATCGTCAACGAGGGGCCATTTGACGCGATGAGTGTCGGTGTCGGCGCGGTGTGCGTATTCGGGCTAGCGTACAGTCTTCACCAACTCCACCGGATTAGCCGATACCCCCGGCGAACTATCTGCTTCGACAATTCTCCACAGGCTCAAAAAATCGCTTACCGACTTTGCCAGGATCTTGCAGTCTTTCCGGGGTATACTGAACAAGTGTGCCTGGATGCCGCTGATCCAGGATCAGCCAGCCAGGAAGAAATCGAACAACTTAGGATGCAGGCGGGCGTATGAAAGTCATTAAGCACGAAGGCAACGAGGAACGCCATGCCATAGTCGCACTGGTACTCGATCCCAAGGTATTAGCCGAGGTCGCCCCGTCTTGGGAGGGCAAAGGGTTTGGTTCCAGATGGGCGAATCTGGTTGCACAGTGGGCAGTTGACCATTGGAACAAGTACAAAACCCCTCCCACACCAGGAGACTTGGAGGGGATTTTTACCGCATGGTCCCCGACTGCGGATGATGCTTTGGTCAGGATTGTTGAAGACTGGTTAAGCAATTTACCCGGCGAATCGACTTTGAACTCTGATTACGCCATCGACCGTATCCGGCAAATTGTACAGCAAAATGCCATACATAGTCTGGGGGTGGCTCTGACGGGACTGACCGAGCAGAACCGACTAGAAGACGCTCAAAACGTCTTGGCCCTCTGGAAGGCCCCTAGAATCGGTCAGGAAGCATCCGGAGTGTTTCCGCTACAAGACGCTAATCTTGTTGACGAAGCGTTCCAGACGGCCTGCCAGGAGCCTTTAATACAGTATCCAGGGGCCTTGGGTGAGTTCTTTGGGCCTGTGCTGGCAAAAGATGCGTTTGTGGCGTTTCTAGCCCCGGAAAAAACGGGCAAAACCACGGTACTGTTAGACCTCGCATGGCGGGGCGTAGCTCAAGGTAAACGGGTCGCATTCATATCCTGCGGCGATATGTCGCAGTCGCAGGTCATCGCTAGGTTGATTCCTAGGGTCTGCAAGTCCCCCATTTCGGGGGGTTTGGTCAGCATCCCTGTTTCTGTCACCTACGAGAACAAGGAACCCAGAGTTGTTTGGGAGCAAACCACTACCAGAAAAGTCAGCAAAGAAGACGCGAAAAAAGCATTCGTTGAAGCAGGAGGGGATGATCCTTCCCGGTTTAGGCTTTTAACGTATCCTGCCGGGACCGTTACCGCTAGTGACATCACCTCATTGGCATCTCGATGGGCTGACGAGGGATGGACTCCCGAGATCATCGTAATCGACTATGCGGACATTCTGGCCTTGCCTCGCGGCATCAAGGAAACCCGCGACGGTATTGACGCAAACTGGAAGGAACTGAGGGCACTTTCGACACAGTTTCGGTGCTTGGTTGCCACGGCTACCCAGTCAGATACGGAAGGTTACAGTGCATGGCTGTTGTCTAAGAAGAACTTTTCTGATTGCAAAAAGAAGGTGGCGCACGTTACCGCGATGATCGGTCTTAACATGACCGAGCAAGAGCGCCGTATGCAAGTATGCCGATACAACTACGTTGCCTTGCGGGAAGCGGAGTTTATGGCTCAGAAACCAGTTTACATATCGGTAGCCGGATGTACTAAGGTCGGTCGCCCGAGCATGGTGAGCGCATGGCCTACCGATTGAGATACCGATTTAGCGCAGACAACATAAAGCTTACCCACCTGCGGTGCTTCGTCGCCTTAGTTGATTCCTTTGATGCGGTAGAAGCCAGCCAGAAACTTGGGATAGACTGTGCTTCTTTAGAACAAAGAGTCAGGACGCTGCAACACAGACTAAAGGTGTCGCTGTTCACTAAACGGCACAGGTTTTATGAGTGCAAGCTATCAGCATCAGGAGAAATCTTCTACAAGTACGCAAAGAAAATCCTGAGACAGTACGACAAGACTCTTGAGGAGATGCGAGCGGTCGATATAACCGGCGGCAGAGGGCCTGTTTACGCAAGATGCAAGATAGGATGCCGCCGTGAAATGCTGACAAAAGCAGATTCTGTTCTCACCCAGATAGAAAAAGTGTTTCCCTATGGGGTGGTTACATGCCAAAGTGAACTTGAGTTTCGGGACAAGTTCACATCAGGGGAAATCAGCATGTCGGTCGGGTACACAGCGATCCCTGGCATGGTCAGCGAAGTTTGCGGAAGCGAGATTTTCACTGCTGTCGTGCGTAAAGATTACGATCTGGCACTGAGCAATTACCCTGTTCCAATAATCTCTGTAGTAGGATTAGCAAACGTAATACAGGAAGCTAAGGATAAGTTGCTCTTATCTTGCGGTATCGAAACAAGGGTTGTTTGGGAAGTTGATAACGTAGTCGCCGCTAGATGGTCAGCCGAGGCAGGCGCAGGAATTGCAATTATTCCCCACAGAATGCTTACACCTCAGTTGGTTTCTTTGTTTCCGGAAGAAATTTTCCTAGAAAAGCCGATTTTGGTGCATAAGACACCCGCCTTACAGCGTAAATTGCAGTAGGAGGGCGCGAGCCATGAAAGTGATTTTTGAGATGGGACTAACCCTGTTTGGCATGGGATTCACTACTTCTGGGATAGTCCTGGCGGCAGAGAATAAGACTCAGTGGCCGTTGGTTTTGGTTTTTATTGGGATTCCAGTGCTTTTGCTGGCTTGCCAGTTCGATGACTACGAGGGTTCGCAAAATGAAACCCGCAAGCCCTAGTGCCTACAGGCTGATGCACGAAGGCAGTCTGGCATTGTGCAAGATGGAATGTGTCGGACTGCCCGTCTGCCGGGAAGAATTATCTCGCGCTAAAGATGCGGTTACTCAGCAAATCCGCAGCACTGAGCAACAGATGCGGTCGATGGACGAGTACCAGCGACAGCGAAAGAAGTTTGGTATCCGCACTAAGATCGGCTCACGGGAACAGCTTGCAGACATTCTGTACAAGGATTTGAACTACCCCGGAATGCAGGTCAACCCGAAGACAGGCAAGATAATTTTTGATGACGAGGTGCTTAATGAAATAGACACCCCGTACACAAAACTATTCAAAAAAGTGCAGAAGTTTCATAAGCTAAACAGCACTTACCTTACCGGCATCGAGCGGGAACTGTGCGGAGATCGCGTACATGCGGTACTCAATACGCATACGGTTACTACTTATCGATCATCGGCAGATAGCCCGAATATCCAGAACTTTCCTATCCGTGATCCTGAGATTGGGCAGATTCTGCGATCAATCATTCGACCGAAACCGGGAAAGGTGATCGTGGAGATTGATTACTCGACCCTAGAGGTAGTTATAGGAGCTTGTCTGCACGGTGATCCGACTATGTCAGAGTATTTGCTGACTGGTTTCGATTTCCATCGAGCCACTGCCCAAGAATGCTTTTTTATGGAGGATGTGCCAAAGCCACTGCGACAACTAGCAAAAGTGGCTAACTTTAGCCTTATTTACGGCGATTTCTTTGCAGCGATTGCGGCAAAAATGTGGAAGGCAGTAGACGGACTTACGCAAGAGAATTCAGGAGTTGGCGGTCAGAAAGTATTTGCCCACCTCAATTCTAAAGGAATAAAACGGCTAGGAAACGAGAATGATACTGGCCCAGATACTTTTACCGGTCACATACAAAAAGTCTGTGACCGCTTTTGGGGGCAACGATTCCCAATTTTTGCTAAATGGCGAAGAGATACTTGGGAGGACTACGCTCGAAAGGGCTATCTGTATACACGAACAGGTTTTCGCGTCTGGGGGGTATACAAACGTAACGAAATCTTAAACGTAGAGACTCAGGGATGTGCCTTTCATTGTCTTTTGCGGTCAGTAATCGAGATCACCAGACGACTTGAGCAAAGTTCTCTGAAATCAAGATTGGTAGGACAGATTCACGACTCATTGTTGGCTGAGGTTCCCATAGAAGAACTTGACGAGTATGTGGGAATGGCGACCGAAGTGATGACTACTTGGCTGAGGTCGCAGTGGAGTTGGATTAAGTTACCTCTTAGTACCGAGACCGAAGTGGGCAACTCATGGGCTACGAAAGCTCCTTATCCCCTAAACACCCGATTTGACTTTCCAAAAAAGGTTAGATAGAATACAGAAAGCCGATGCGACTGTCATCGCATCGGCTTTCCTAACCAATCTGACTTGCAAGGAGTCGTCATGGCTGAGTATATTCTAATCAACGGCATTCGTGTTGCCAAGTCCTTTACCCCGGAAACCTTTGGCCGTTTAACGACCATTGGTCCTAAATTCGTACTAAGCGATAAGCGAAGTAGGGCATATCAGGTATGCCAGTGCTCCTGCGGTCAAAAGGTTGTTTGTCGGGTGGATCTACTGCGAAGCGGCAGGTCACAGAGTTGCGGTTGCCTGCAAAAAGAACGCGTAAGCGCTGTAAACACTACGCACGGGTTAAGCAGAACCCTTGAGTTCGGAATATGGAAGGGCATGATCCAGAGATGCCAGAACCCTAATCAGTCGAACTATTCTCGCTACGGTGGTCGTGGTATCAAAGTCTGTGACCGGTGGCGAGGAGACTCAGGATTCCAGAATTTCATTGATGATCTTGGTCCTAGACCCTCGGACAACCATTCTATTGATAGAATCGATGTCAACGGCGATTACTGTCCCGAAAATTGCCGATGGGCCAGCGTAAAAGAACAGGCACGGAACAAGCGAAACAACCGATTTTTAAGCTATGACGGTAGGAACCAATGCCTTTCTGCATGGGCTAAAGAGTTTGAAATGGGGGAGACTACATTGACAACCAGACTATTGTCAGGGTGGTCAGTAGAAAAAGCACTTACAGTTCCTGTAAGACCGAAGCGAAAATCGAAAGGTAAATAGATCATGGGCAGGGAAACAACTGCGCTCCGAAATGTAGATCGACTGCCGAAGACCATAGGACTTAACGGTCCCATAGGCGCTGGCAAGGACACGGTCGCGTCGTATTTAGGCATCTACTTTACCTACGAAATCATGGGGTTTTCGGACCCGGTG